TGCGCTTCATCAGCTTGTTGTGAATCTCGTTCGGTTTCATTTGCATATAGGTTTTTGTCATGACTAAGTTCCTTTTTGATGTGTAGTCTCTCGTAGTGTCCAAGACTCAGCGGTTTGCCTAAACTTTGGACAGCGGGAGAGCCTCGATTCTACTAGCTTTGCGCTGTTTTTGCTGACAATGCTATCGTTTTTAGAAAGAGCAAAAGACAAAGTACAAAAGAGTGGCGAAGTAGGGGCGAGAATAAACGCACACATATGGAGATGCTCCTATATATATAAATATATTTAAATAGATAAGTAAGTAAGTAAGGATCCAAGAAAGCACCTTGCAAATCAACGACTTACGCTTGTCCGTAGTTTAGGAAAGTTGCTTAGTCTTGGATACCTAGGAATTGCCTCTTTTTTAAGCAGTTTTGTTGCTTAGTCACAAAGGGGACATTGTCCCCGATCTTTCTTCAAGCCAACGCTCGAAGGCTTGCTCACCCGATAGGCGCACGCAAGTGCCTGAGTGGAAGTCGAGGCGTATGGTGAAGTAGTCGAAGCGTTTGGGTTCGTGGTAGATGTACTCGATGTCGAACTCACCGATCAAGGGTAAGCGCATTGTGCCCATAGGTTTGATGCGAGGTAGGTGTGTAGCTTTCATGGTTATTCTCCTGATTCAAAACGATTAAGAAACTGGGCTGTGTGATAGCCAAGCACGAGGGACATGGACACGACTAGAACGATGAGCCCACGAGGCGTGTCGTCCCACATATGAGCGCAAAAAAAGATGGTGCCAAGAATGAGCGTTACAAAAACTGTAAGCTCTGCGATGATGGTTGTACGAGTCATGGTTATTCTCCAGTTAAGGTGCAACAGCGCACCCCAATGCTCTTGCGAGCATTAGGCTGAGTTGTCTTTTACAGCTTGCCCTTCAGGGCTTCTTCATACTTAGCGCAAGCAACCTCAAAAGAGAACTGCTCTTGCATTTGTTTCCAAGAAGGGCGGTTTCTATTGCGTTGCCTGTCAACGACTTTGGCATGGGCTTTGTCTACCCTAGGAAAGCCAAGCAAGTCGTTGAGCGCATCGCTCTCAGATTGCTCTTGAGCGTATTGGGTTTGGTAGTGTGTGTAGTCATTCATGATTAAGTTCCTTTCGTTATAGTGCAACAGCGCACTCCAATGCTCTTGCGAGCATTAGGCTGAGTTGTCTTCTTAGAACCAGCACTCGTCTTGAATGCCGTCTTTCAGGCAAAAGGTTTCGCAACCCCAACACACGAAGCGATTGGGGAATTCCTTGTCCATGTAGTTGAAGTGTGCGAGGAAGTTGAAAGCGTAGCCGATGGGGCATTTGATGAAAGAGATGAAGTGATTAAGCATGATTAAATTCCTTTGAGATTAAGCAACGATGTTGCGGTTAGACATAAAAAGAAACAGCGAGACAAGCTCGCTGTTGTGTAGACATCGGGGACGGTGTCCCCGTTCGTGATTAAGCAAACTTTGTTGCAAGCAAAGTCTTGAGAGCTTTGATCTGCTCGTCAAGTGTCTCGCCCTCGAACTCTGCGAGTGCTCTAGTCACGGCACTCAGTTGACCCTTGGTGAAACTCATGCGACTGTCCTCGCTTGGTTTCTTGACAGCGATGGCGCTCGTCAAACGCTGTAAGCGCTTGCGTGCTGTCTCATAGTTCTTAGCACTACTGTCCAAGACCAGCGTGCCACTTGCTTTGCCCTCGCCATCGATAACACTCACGCCCGATACCCCTGCGACTACAGGCAACAAGATCGCACGCACCTTGTCCCAAGACTTGCTCTTGATCTCACGCTTGATGCTCTCGATCGCACGCTCATAGTCTGCCTTGCCTTGCTCAGTCTGAGTGAGTGCATTGCACGCTTTAGTTACATTTGCTTTTAATGACATGATGAAGTTTCTTTCTATAGAACGGGGACATTGTCCCCTTTGTTGATGGATATGTTAGAACCTTAGTACTGCTCTAACACTTACAGTATCGCATTACGGGGTCTGGGGGAAGGTCAAATAGGCTAGGCTACGAACCCCACCATACCCCCACCAACCGATATATGTGACCCATAGCCATGCCGCCTGAAACACTGTTCCACATCGATTCTCAATACTTTTGTAATATTTAAGTACAAACTATACCCCTACCCCCTAATTTTTATAAAAATTTAAAAACAACTTTGTCTAACATTAGACACCAATTCATAAAAAAAGCCCCGCACAAGGCGGGGCTAAAAATCAACACAGAGGAGAAGTAAATGCAACTGCTTGCAATCAACCTCAGATGTAGTGTACATTAACGCTATCGAGGTTGCAAGGGCCTACGCAAATGTTAGATCATCTTTTAGATTTTGAACCGTATGTTAGTGATCACTCACAGGGATTTGTGCCTCTGGAAAAAACTACGCCCGCACAAGCACTAGACGCTAAGATTGCCACAGCCGATTGGCTCAAGGCACAAGGCGCTGTGGACACAGATACTTTGGTAACGGAGTTTGAAACCAAAGCAGCACGTACTGCTTTTGCCAACATCGTTTCTGCCACACCACAAGAAATCACGCATACATCTCTAGCCAACGTAAAAACCCCAGCCGCAGTCCAACACCTCGTAGGGCTACTGACCGCATATGACTGGGAATTTGTACAGCAAGCCAAAGAACTTAGAGGCTATGCGGTTGCCAAAATACTGGAAGAAGTCGAGAACCCCAGCGCTAACATCAGGCTCAAAGCTTTGGCGCTACTGGGTAAGGTTACAGAAGTAGGGCTCTTTACTGAAAAGATTGAGGTCAAGAAAACGGAAATGTCAGACGATGAGTTGGACAGCCGCATCAAAGACAAGCTCAATCGATTGATGGATGTAGTGGACGTACTGACCAACAACGAAGAAATAACAGACTTGGAACCGCATGGACTTGAGCAAAATCACGAGCCTGACGCCGCTTGAGGCCAAGCTCATCACGCAAAACCTCCCGCGCATGTCCAAGGAGGAGAAGTTGGAATTGCTTCAAGACATCGACGCCCAAGAGAAACGCGCCAGCCTCATTGCTTCTCAAAACAGCATCCTAGGGTTTGCCAACGCCGTATATCCAGGATTTAAAACAGGGCCACATCACAGAAAGCTGGCCAAAATATTTGAAGATGTCATCATAGGGAAAAAGAAGCGTGTGATAATAAATATTGCACCGCGTCATGGCAAGTCTGAGTTTTCATCTTATTTGTTTCCTGCTTATTTTTTAGGCAAGTTTCCTGACAAGAAGATCATCATGGGAACCCACACCGCTGGACTCTCAGAAGACTTTGGACGCAGAGTGCGTAACTTAATTGACTCGGAGGAGTACCGTGAAATTTTTCCAAGCACCCTCGTTGCGGAGGATCAGAAGGCGGCTGGTAAATGGTCTACTGCGGCTGGCGGACAGTACTACGCGGCAGGCGTTGGTGGCGCTTTGGCTGGTAGAGGCGCTGACTTGTTTGTTATTGACGATCCACATAGCGAGCAAGATGTAAAAACCAATAGCCGTCTAGCGTTTGACACAGCATGGTCTTGGTTCCAAACAGGCCCCTTGCAACGTCTGATGCCGGGCGGGGCGATCATCGTCATTATGACGCGGTGGTCGTTGCTTGACCTCACAGGCAAACTGATTGATTACCAGACCAAGAACCCTGAAGCGGAGCCTTGGGACATTGTGGAGTTGCCAGCCATACTGCCTTCGGGTAAATCCCTATGGCCAGAGCAGTGGCCAATTGAAGCGCTGGAAAAAACAAAAGCGTCTTTAGATCCAAAGTACTGGAATGCGCAGTACATGCAACAACCCACGTCAGACAACAGTGCCATCATCTCCAGAAAGCATTGGCGCATCTGGACGGCAGACGAGCCGCCTCAATGTGAGTACGTCATACAGTCTTGGGATACGGCGTTTGAAACAAAAAACAACTCTGACTACAGCGCATGTACAACGTGGGGAGTTTTCTACAACGAAGAAGAAGGCGACAGCCCACAAGTCATACTCCTTGATGCGTTCAAGGATAGAATGGCATTTCCTGAATTGAAACAAGTGGCGTTGAAACATTACAAGGAATGGGAACCTGATGCGTTCATTGTTGAGAAAAAGGCGGCAGGAGCGCCGCTTATCCAAGAGCTACGCAATATGGGAATCCCTGTGCAAGAGTTCAGTCCTAGCCGAGGTAATGACAAAATGGTCAGGCTCAACGCCGTGGCCGACTTGTTCAGTTCCGGAAAAATCTGGGCACCAGACACACGCTGGGCTAGAGAAGTGATAGAAGAAGTTGCGTCTTTTCCCGTAGGAGAGCACGACGACTATGTAGATACAACATCGCAAGCGCTGCTTCGCTATAGGCAAGGTGGCTTTATTTCGTTAGACTCAGACGAGAAGGACGAGCCGTCCATATTTCGTAGACGTCAAGCTGCATACTATTAAGGACAATCATGGCAACAAGTAATTTTGATAAAGCAATATACCAAGCGCCGCAAGGCATAGATGCCTTGGCTCAAGACGAAGCGCCTTTAGAGATTGAGATTGTTGATCCTGAAGAAGTTAGCATTAAAGCAGGGGACATGGAGATCAATTTAAAACCCGGTGAAGACGGCGAAGAAGGCTTTAGCGATAACTTGGCCGAGTACATGGATGAAGGTGCCCTGTCTTCTTTGGCAGGAGATTTGGACAGCGATATTGACCAAGACCGTGGTTCCCGTAAAGAATGGGAGAAAGCTTATACAGAAGGTTTGAAACTGTTGGGACTCCAGATAGAGAACCGCACAGAGCCTTGGGACGGCGCTTGTGGTGTGTTCCACCCAATGATCACAGAAGCAGTTGTGCGCTTCCAAGCCGAGACCATTACGGAGACATTCCCTGCACAGGGGCCAGTACGTACCAAACTACTGGGCAAAGAGACGCCAGAGCTAAAAGAAAAAGCTACCAATGTCGAGAACGACATGAACTATGAGTTGACGGAGACCATGAAAGAGTTCCGTCCTGAGCACGAAAGAATGCTGTGGAGTCTCCCAGCTACGGGTTCTGCGTTCAAGAAAGTCTATTACGATCCCGGTCTTGGCCGTCAGGTCAGTGTGTTTGTGCCTGCGGAAGACATGCTTCTTCCCTATGGCGCTACAGACATGGACACTTGCTACCGTGTGACGCATGTGATGAGGAAGACCAAGAACGAAATTCTTAAACTTCAACAAGCTGGGTTTTATCTTGACGTAGAGTTAGCAGAACCTTCTAAAGAGAAGAACGATATCAAGCAAGCCAAGGACAAAGAGACGGGCTTTAGTGACTTGAACGACGACCGCTACACACTGTAT